GGATAAACCTTCAGCAGTTGCGGTAAGCATTGCTCGGAAACCATCTAATGTTGGCGAATTTGTTGGATCAATACCACCAGTTGAACTGAATGCAGCATCTGTTGAAGTTGCACCAGCACCAGAGAATTTAGAGAATGGTTCCTGATAAAGAGCCTCTGCACCAGATTGACTGTCATATCTTGCTCGCATGGCAAAGATAAGTCCAGTAGGTGCGCTCATTGGTTGAACACCAGCAAGATCGTATGCCATTAGATTTGGCATAGAACGACGGACTAGACTAATAAGAACAGGATCATATCCAGCAAGAGCATTGCTCTGGTTATCAGCAGCAGCACCGGAAACATTAAAACCACCGGCACCCATTTGGTTGGTAATTTCGTTAAGGTTTTGCTCTCGTAATGCCCGCTCTTCGTTTTCTAGAAGTGCAGCAGTTACTTTCTTTTTGTATGAATCGTTAATCTCTGGTAGATCTGGATGATCTAATACCGGAGACCACTTCTCCTGTAACATATCATATGGTGTATTGTTTTCGTTAAAATCCATTATAGACTTCTCCTTATTGACTCGTAATTTTTGATGTCTTTTTATGTATAAAAATTTACTATTTAAGATACCTTATTTGCTGTGCTATGACGAGAAATAGCACTCATGTAATTATTCATTGGACCCTCTGTTAACATTTCTCTTGAGTTGTTTTCAAAATCTTCAACCATTACTGGTTCTTCTGAAAAATAACTTTCTCGTAAAATTGAAATTTTATCTCTATATTGGTTTTCTGTTTCAAACTCAATACCTTCAGATAAAGACGCAAGTTTTTCAATTTCAATGTCGGTTAGGCCGTTTGATTCTTCGATGAAAATCTCACCACATCTCTGATGAAGAACTTCTTTATGTAAATTGATGTTTGCTTGAAGTGCTTCATTTAGTTGTTCTTCTAATTCATCTTTAGATTTTGTGAGTTCGTCAACTAAATCATATTTATTTTCTGGAACGTCAATGTAACAGTTCTCAAAAAGAACTTTCAAACCAGAGATGAAATTTTCTGAAACATCAGAACGGATGCCGTTTTCAATAGCAAGCGTGTTTTCATTCATCCATTCCTCTACAACATAACTAAGATAATCATCTAATTTTTCTGATAGATCATTTGTTGTATTTTCAATAGTTTCAGCAAGAATGGTTTGATATTGTTCAACTAAGTTGGTTTCAATTTCAGAAATTCTTTCATTAATAGCAGCCTCAAAAATGGTTGCTGCTTTATGTTGAAAACCTTCAGAGAGGTTTTCACCATCGAACAATGCATCTAAATGGTGTTCTAATCTTTCCTGAGAAGTACCACTGGGAACAGGTATTTCAATACCTGCACCTGGCGCGTTTCCAGCAATAGATGCTTTATTTTTCTTATCCTTACCCTCAGTTCCTTTATCGGTGTCAATTTTTGCATGACCACCTTCAGCGTCTTGATAGAGTTTTGGATCTTCTTCAGATGACGCATCTAAAGTTGGAGTTTCTGTACCTGCTTCATCTAGCGTTTGAATGTCTTCATATTCTGACATATTTTTTGCTCCTTATTGGATAACTTATTTCTTTTTTGGATTGTTGCTTCCTAATAATTTTCTTATGGTTTGAACAGCGCCTGAAACTATATCGTTACCACCAGACTCCGCTTCTTTACCTAATCGTTCTAATGCACCTTTTCTTGCTTTATCTATAATTTCTTTTCCTACCTCACTCTTAGCAAGATTATCGATTATACTTTTTAAATCTTCCTTGATTATTTCTTCTGAACAATCCTCTGATACAATAAATCGTTTTATTTCATCTAAAGTTACTTCTGTAGACATAATCAATCCTTCTGTAGTTGCTCTTTATTTATATTTTTCACAATTTTGACAGGAAATGTTTAAATGCGATTGATGCCTTTTCTTCTAGTTCTCTTCTTGATGCTTTTTCTATCATCTCCCTATAACCATCAATTGTTTTTTCTTTAATTGTCCCATTATCCCAAATCCACTCTTTCCCTTCCATTATACCATTAACAAAAGCACCCGGAGCAGATGGATCTGCAACAATATCTACAGCAGAAAGCATAAAATCAGGCTTTACATAATTAACACCGTTTCTATCTTCTAGAGATCCCATACCGCGAGAAGAAACGCCAAGTTGAGCGCCTTCATTTACTAAATTTTTGGCAATATTGCCCATAGGAGTATCGAGAAGTTTTGCTTTCCCGATACAATCATTACCATTAAATGAAAGTTCTTTGATCATATGAGAAACTCTATCTAAATTTACAGTTGGTCCTTGAGGATGATTCAACTCACCCAATGCACGATTTTTCGAAACGAAGGAATCAGTGTATCTTTTTACTTCCTTTTCTAAAATAGGAAGTTCATATATTCTACCATTTCGGTTCTTTTGTTCTGCTTGCATAAAAACACCATGAATAAAATGACTTTTCTTACCATCACTATCTTCCTCTACAAGATAATGAACATTTTCATTCATTTCTGTTATTAATTTCATCAGTCGTTGTCCTTTTTTCGTTTCTTTATTGCAAACCCAATTTTATTTCTACGGTTATTTAAATATTCGTCCTCATCGTCAACGTCTCCATCATTATCAATATCTTCATCTTCGTCACCAACATCATCTAGATTTTTCTTTTTCTCTAAAAGTCCCGCAATACCAATTGAATCCTCATATACCTTAGAGGTAATATCCCGAGTTAAACTTTCTATTTGATTTTGTATTTTCGAATAAAGAATATTCTCAGTTTCATCTTTTGCTGATTTAATGTCATCGTTTATTATGTGGTGAATTATATTTTCTGTAGACATATTAAGATTCCTTGTCGTTGAATTGTTCATAAGAAAATGAAAGAACTTTAAAGAACGATTCTCCAGATTCCTCCAAAAGACTTCTCATCTTTATTTGATTGTTTAAATTTAAACTATCATGGACAATTACCAAAGAGTATGCATCTTCTGGTGTTATATGTATACTTGACCCATTTTTAGTTTCAAAGAGAACTTCTTTTCTGTTTTTTAAAACTTCTTGTAGAGATGAAATAATTTCCATTAATTTATCCTTCTTCGTATGAAGTAGACAACAAATCCTTCGAAATGTCTAACGTTTTATCTATAATTTGAGATGATATTCTATCTTTTATTTCTGTAGAAAAAGAAGATGAAAATCCATCTTTATCGTCTTTAAAAACAGAAACAAGCATTTTGTTGATATTTTCATTTTCCATTATTGTTGTTCCTCCATATCTTCTTCATCCATTGAACTTCCCTCTTTTTGTATTTGGGTGTTTATTTCTCTTATTTCTTCGTCCGATTGCCTAAGTATATTTTTTCTTACCCATTCTTCTGAATAATATTTCCCAACGTATTCATCCATTTGACTCATAATATCTAGTCTTTCTTTTAATATCTCAGTTTCTTTAAGTTCACTGAAATATGAATCATGATTGTATTTGAATCTAATATTAGGTGCTATTTTCTTCCAATCATCTTCTGTCATTACCCCCTTTAATAATAATTGTATTTTAAGAAGTTGAATAAACATTTCGGAAAATCTCATTCTTAACTTCTCTATAAATTTAAAAAACTTCACTTCATCTCTTGTAATCTCTGCTGATCTTCCCATATTAAACCCATTTTCAGTTTCCATTCTGGATATTGGGACATTTAGGGAACGATATAATTTTCTGAGAAGATAATCCACATCTTCCATTTCACCGAGATTTTGTCCACCGTCTAAGGTAGTAATTTCAGTACCTCTACCCCCCTCACGTCTTGGCATCCAAAAATCTTCAAGCATATGTAAGTGATTGCGATCATCTTTAATTTCACCAGTATTTGCATCATATGTTAGTTTGTTGCGGTATCGGTTCATAATATCCCGAAGATATTGTTCTGCTTTATTTTTTGGAAGATTGCCAACGTCAACATAAAAAATTCTTCTTTCTGGGGCGCGAGATATACGGTATATGACAACCGCATCCTCAATTTGACGAAGCATATTTAACGGCCGAATGGCTTTTTGTAGATATCCTACTACTCTGTTTGACGTGTAGTCTAAAACACCGGAATGAATATAGCAAATTGAATCCGTTTCTATTTTAATTCCTTGAGTTGATGTTTGAAAGGAAGAATTTTTATCCGTATTGGTATAAATATAAAATTCATCAACACTTTTAACAAAAGGAACAGATGTATTTCCAACTTTTCTTTGTTCTTTGTTTACTTTACGAATTTTCTTTATTTTAATAGGATCAATTGCTCTTAATTCTTTTATACCTTTTTGTGGTGAATTCATATCAATCAAGACATGATAGTATATTTTACTATCAACGTACCATCTGCGAAAAATGTCATATCCTTTATTGTGAAACTCTAAAAGTTTTAAGATACCATCATATTCAGAATAAATTTTATTTTTTATATTTGTCGATAAATCTATATTTGATAAATCAAGTTTGATTGGTTTTCTATCATCATTCATTACGATAGATTCGTTAATAATGTCCTCTATTGCCTGATCAACTTCAGGGAACAAAGACGCATTCCGATATTTGTTTATTAGTTGATTTTCTGTTTTTATAGAACCGTTGAAATCAACAAGTGTACCGAAAACTCCACCCGTTTCTAAAGTATAAGTACCATCATAGTTATCTGGAACTACAAAAGATTCTTCTTTTTTAGATTGGTTGTGTTCAACGGGTTTCTTTTTTCCAATACTAAACCCAAAAATATCCATTGGCATAATATAACCTCTTGGTAAATTTCTTTACTATATGTATAAGAAATTGCCCTAGAGGTTATATTATACTTAGATGTGATTTAAAAATTATGGAATTACGAATCCAGCATCCGTTCCAACACCAGCACCGATATTTGAACCGGCAACTCCAGTAGAATCTACTAGTGAAATATAATCAAATGCTAGTGTTACGGAATATTCAGTTAAAGAGTCCGCTGCTTCGTAACTCAAATCAATTGCACCGACTTCTACTGGCCAGCAATAATGCAATCTTATTGCTCTGTCCTGAATTTCCTCTCCTGCCATGTTCAGTTGGTTCACTGTCCATGTGGTGTAATAGTCAGAATTAGTACCATTGAGAATACTTTCATCTCCATTCTCAGGAACATTATCTCGGTGTTCATTGAATGCTTGATGCCAATACTCGAATGCTCTTCGAATTCCTCCACCGCTGGGTTGATCATTAATACCACCAATACCAGACTTTGCTTCATCTAGAATCGTAAATGTCCATTCAGCATAAGCCCTATCGCCAGGAAGTTTGGCAACTCTTCCTCTAAAAGGAACTTGCATTACACCCAATGTCTGTGCTGGCATCGATGCTGCTTTTACTAGCATCGGAGGAACAGCCTGATTCTTTGGGTTTCCAATCTGACCCGTAACAACAAAACGATTGGGACGAGTTCCACCATCAAATGCATTTTTAAATGTTGCAATTGAATTTGCGTGATTAGGCATATCTTTCTACTCCTATTTTAATCTAACTGAGATTATGATAAATTATCTCTTGTGTTCTTGTTTGTGAATGTAATTCTAATAAAGTTTACACTCTTGGTTGGTTTTACGAAAATATCTGCAACGAATTGGTTAGCATCAACAATTTCATCGGTATTATTTGTTTCGTCGCAAACTACTCTATAATCATAAAGACCTCTTCTAGAACGAATGTTCTCCAACAAACCATTAGTTGCATTGATAAATGATGCTCTAGTAGAAGAATCATTCAATTCAAACAAAATACTCCTTGCTGCTGCACCCACATGTTTCTTCAGATAGATAAACAATCTAGAAACATTAATTCTACTCAATGTGCTTGTAGAAGCCGCTCCTGTTTTATCTCCAAAAAGAACAGTTCCTTCACCGGGAAAGGTTACAACCGGATTAATTTCCAAAGCATAAAGTGTATCCATTTGACTATCGCTTGGATTATCTAACAAACTAACAACATCTAAGATTCTACCTCGTTTAAATCCAGCAGGTGATTGCCAAGGATCTGATAGTTTATCAGTTCTGGAAATACATCCTGCAACATCAGCAGCGCAATTTGT